GCGTCCGTGGTCAATGACGATGCACGCCTGGCACGGTGGCTCGTATGCCGCCTTGATTCTTGTGGCGTATGCCGAATGCCCGATGACGCTGCCATTGGCGACGTAGCGACCGGCTCGCAGCCATTGGAACTGATGCCAATGCCCGAAGCAGGTGAGATCCGCTCGTTTCACAGCGTCCCACGCTGCAATAGCTTTGTTTGTTGGGATCGTAATGCCGCCAATGCCGCCGCCGTACTTGATTGCGTGCCCGTGGTGGAAACGGACTAGGAACCCATCAAGGTCAACGTAGTTGAGGTAGCCGGTGCCCACCTGCCACTGCACGTTCTTCCGCTTCTCGCTGCTGGCTAGCGTGAGGTATAGGTGCTGCTCAAAGCTGTGCTCCATCTCGGTGCCGATTCGTAGCTTTTCCGTTGAGCGCCCGTGGTTGCCGCTGTTGGTGGCAACGACAACAGACTTCGCACTATCGGCCACGGCGTCAATGAAGGCCCGTAGCCTTTCGCCTATCCACCGGGTAGCAGCCAGCGGTGCAAGCTGTGCCAATTCAGCCGTGTCGTCATGGATGTGACCACTCAGAAAGTCCCCTCCAAGCCAAACAACGACACGGTCAATCTTTGCAAGCTGGCGTTCGTGCTCAAGCAGCCGGAAGAACCGCTCGTGGAGTTCGTTTAGACGAAGTTGACATACGTCAAGTGAGTAGTCGTTCAGCCCGTTGACGGTCTCGGGATCAACGCGCTCCTCGCAGTGGATGTCCGAGAGCAGCACGACCATCGTCGCGGCGTGCTTCGGTCCTTTGACAGACTTGGGCAATGACGGCTTCACAGCCTCAATGCCGTGCAGCTGCACCAGTGCATCACCACGCTCACGCTCGCGGTCAATCTGAGAAAGAGCGACCTTGTACCTATTTCGGTACGTTGCCAGTTCCGACCGCAACCGCGCTAGTTCAGCGTCAGTCGCCAGCTGCTGCGAGTGGCTCACATCCTCTTCAATCTGGTCTTTCAGGCTTCGTCGAGCCATGCGATCACTCCCTGTTCGCCAACTTCAGAAATGCCACGCTCACGCAACCGAGTTGAAATGTTCCGTGCCAGCGTCTTTTTGCGCGTGCCTAGCTCGCCGGCTCGCCATGCCGCTTTGATTGCGGCAAGCTCTTGGGCGTGCTTCGGTGCAAGCTTTTCATGCCAGCGCTTTCCGCCGTGACGCACTTTTGCCATAGCGTCACGAAGGTCTTCGAGCAGACCGCCGCTTCGGCTTGTCGTCTTCACTCTTGGGCTCCTGGGCTGTGAGATGAATCCAACCGTCGTCGTCTGGGATGCCTCCCCCGGCGCTTTCCTCGTCGTCATCGAGGTCTGGAGGCAGGATCACCGCCTCGGGTGTCGGCTTTGGCTTAGTGCGTCCCATGCCGCTAGAGTGGCAGGGCTGTCAAGCGTTGCGCCTGGCGTTGGCAATCGCCCGCCGCACCAGCAGCCGCCCGGCCAGATCCACGAACGGTAGCCCGCGTGCAGCGGCTTCCTCGCGCATGACGGCAACCACCTCGTCGATCCTCTCGGGCTTGCTGGCCTCGTCGCAGCCCCATGCGTCCATCTGTGCCGCCTTGGCGCGGCACTGGCACGTTGGGGTTGGCGAGATGCCAAACCGTTTCAGCAGTTTGGATAGCTCGGTGCCTGGGCCGTGGGTGGGCGGTGCTGGCGGCTCCGGTAGCCGCGACACTCGCGGATAGGCCGGATGCTCAACGTCTATCGTCCACTCGTCGCCGTCCTGGCTGACGACGCACGGCATCACCTCGTCGAGCGTGTAGCCACGCTCGGTGCAACGGGCCTCAAGGTTGGAACGGTGGGTGGTAATCACGGGAGTGGGTTGCACCAAGCAATTGAGGGCAATGCCGCATCTGCGTTACATCCTGAACACACACCAGCAAACGTGCCGCCGATTGCAGCACACTGTGACGCTGTCATACGCCCACGGCATTTCTTGTACGGCCCAGTTCCGTATGGGGTGTATATGTCCTCTGGGCCGCAGCACGCGCCAGTCTGCAATCCCTCACACCCACAAGAATTTCCAGCACACGTCGTCCCCACGCCCTTGAACGTCTGCCCCGTCCCTTGGCACTGACACTGCGGCTTGACGCTGCACGACGTGCCCTCGCAGCACGCGCCCTCGCGGCAGGCGTTGAGGCAGTCCGCCTCGGTGGTGTAGCCTCCGCCGCCGGATTGACCGGAGCCAGTAAGGCCGTTGTAGGTGGAGACTTGGCGGCAGGGCATGATGACTCACACGGTGACGGTAAGCGTGCCAACGGTTACAGGAGACACAACAGTCTGATACAAGTCGCTTGACACTGGCGTCCACTGCACAAGCTCATACTGAAACTGACCAAACGAGGAACATGTGTAATCAGCTTTTGCAGCTGGGCTTGATGTTGGTGTTTTGTTTGGGCATGGAGGTGCAAAAACTTTTTGTCTGTCGCTGCGGCCGTCAGGAGAATTGATAAATGCAGCGTTTAGCCCAACAACAAATAGATCGCTTTCGTAAGACTCCGACCCGCAAGGCGCTTTGATTGAGTAAAACGTGTCGTTCGGCACGTACACTTGATTTGTGCCACGAAACGGCCTTGCGCTGTAATTCAAGTTTGTAATCAAAAGAGACGTGCCTGTTGCAGTGCATTGAAGAACGGCACTCATGTAAACAAATCCAACGGGAACTGGCGCGCCAGAAGTAAACGAGTATTCGCCAGTAATTGGAGTAGCGTATGAGCACGACGCGCCGTCAGAGCTTGTTCCGGTGTATGAGAGCGAGACTGTCTTGCTTACGTCTGAGAAACTAGACGATGTGTATTTAGCACATTGGTGCATTTGACCGCCACCAAAAGCACCTGTTTGCATTTGACCGTAGGCTGTCTGATTCAAAGAAAACGACAACGATGCCGATAGCGTGCTAGGTCGCTGATCAGAACAGCCGCAGCCGCCGCCGTAGCAATACCACCCACCGCAGCACGCGCAGTCCTGTGCGAGCAGGCCGTCCTTGACGATGAGCGCGTTATTTTTGGTGGCGAGTGGCATTAGGTGCAGGCCGTGGTGGAGACCCACGCCAATCCGCCGTTTGCGGCATGCGTGAGCACTTGCTGTTTCGTGGCGTCGTAGTCGGTCATGCTGTGCCAATCCCATCCGATTAGCACCCACTCATTTGCAACATACGCGATGAGGCAAACAGAACCCGACAGCGTGGCGATGTAGTTCTTTGCCGTGTACGTCGCCCCAGAGACGACTGCATCAGTGACGGTTGTCGTGCTGCCTTTCGTCCACGAGCCAGAGAACGTACCGCGAATGACGCCGGCCTGCATGCGAATCAGCGCCCAGTTGGAATCCTTCCACAAAACGTGAGCCCCAGACGCCTTGCCGAGATCCGCAACCTTCAGCTGCACCACGCCACCAACAGCCACCTTGCCTACAGCGTTCGCCGCAATCGGCTCGACGGCCACGCACCAGGCCGTCGTGGTCGCGGACGGCGTGCCGCCCGTCAGCACCGGCATCTCCTCGAATGACGCTGTAGCACCGCCTGGCGACGACGTAGGCGTGATCGCCACGCCAGTGATCTCCAAGACGCCCCAGCGTGCCACTGTCACAGACGGCTTGCAGTAGGCCCATGTGTACGGTTTGAGCACCGGCGAGCCGGGAGAGCCTTCCGTGCCGGCGTACGCACCGAGCACCAAGTCAGCAGCGTCCTGCGCCCGGTTCCACGCACGGGCACTGATTGCCCCGCGTAGCGGCTGGCCAGGCTCTAGGCGTCCGTCTGGGCGTGGCATTATGTTGTCCCTATGCCGAGTGCCGAGAAGTTGGACTCGCGGTATACCTTGTTGACGTAGACGGCTTTTGGCTTTTTCAGCAGTGCGTTGCTAGCCCCAGAGACGGAGTCTTCGTACCGTACCCACAGGTATTCGTGACCCTTTTTTTCAATCCCAGTGATGTCTCCGACTGACCTCGCAGGCAATGTCTGCCCCGTTCCTGCGTTAGGCGACGCGACGAATCTGTAGGAAAGGCTCCACGGCCCTCGCCCTTTCTGGTCGTCCCATTCTTGCGAACCAGAGCAGCCAACGAACAGCACTTCGCCTGCCGCAAAGCCTCGGAAGCTGGCATTATTAGTTGTGCCTGTCACAGACGCAAGCGACTTTATGTAGTTGCTCGTGACGTAGGCGTCAGGCACGTCGTAGCTCTCCTGCCATTGCAACTGCGGTGCCACAATGTCAACGCCGTTCACGCCATTGGCATCAACGCCAATCGCCATGAACTGGGAATTAGCGCCACCGAATCCTGATGGGTAGCCAGTCTCGCTTTGAGCCTGTGTGATGTGCTGCGTCCCACCCGTCGTGTCAAACGACCGGGAACGATTGAGCGGCGCAGCGCCATCCTCGGCACCATCCTTGGAATAATTGATCGTCAGCTGCCAAGCGTCGTCGCCGAGGAACGAGACAGAGTAAGACTCTGCCATCAGATTCATTCCAGGGACGCCTGGGTAAGCCCAGTATTTCAAATTGGTGGTGATCTGGGTATTGATCTCTGCGTGTAGCACCGGGTCGTCGGCTGTGCCGAAAATCTTGTAGCTCTTCACATAAGACGACGCCGCCTTCTTGCCCTTGCGGACAATCGTCGCTTGCCGTGAGTCGCCGTCTTCAATCCAAGTAAGTGCCATTACGCTGCCACCTTTCCGTCGCCTGCGAGATTCCGAGTGTTCTTAGCCGTTTCCTCCGCAGCCTTGGCAGTGCGTTCCGCCAGCGACGAGCCAAAGCCCATGCCGCCGAGGTTAACGCTTGAGAACGTGCCGGCGACTTCGGCTTTGCTTGTTGCCGCGTCAGCGCCAGCTGCACCGGCACCGGCTGTCGCCGCCTTCTCGCCAGGAGACGCCGCAGACGCCCCTGTCGTGGTTGCGATGTCCTCGGCTGCTTTCTTTGCTGCGTCACGCTCTGCCTGCTTTGCAGTCGTCAGGTCATTGAGCTTTGTTTCTGCATCAACAACGCCAGCACGACGGTCTGCTGCTCGCTTGGCGTTCTCGTCTTGCCTTGCAGCCTTGTCGGCCTCTCCACCAGACATAATCGCACCGGCTCGATCCTGCCGTTGCGTCTCGGCCTGTGCGTTCTCTGCCGCCGCTTTATCCGTCCGAGCGTTTACGCCTGGTCGCTCCTGCATCCGCTGCTCTGCTCGAGCAGCGTTCTCATCCTTGATGTCCTGCACCCGCTGCTCAGTGTCCTTTGCTCCCGTGATGAAACCCTGTACTCGAGTCCATGCGATCTGGATGCCAGCAACGAGGTTGTCAAACGTCGCCATGACGCCGTTGGCGATGTTGTCAAAAAATCCCATTATGAAGGCACCCATCGTGTTCAGCAGTGCCGCCGAGTCGGTGTAGATCTTGTCCCACGCGATGACCACACCGACGCCGATGTTGGTGAACACGTCCTGAAATGCTGCTACCCACGGGTCAACGTACGACATCAACGCTTCTGTGCCACGCAGCCAGCCAGCGATGAGCCCTGCCCAGAGGACGTCCATCGCACCGGAGAGATCGCCGGCAGCGACGGCTTCGTAGACGCCGTTGAATGTCGTGGTAGCTGTAGTGGCGAGGTCGCCGAGGACGACGATGCCGTCAGAGACGGCAGGCCCAAAACCCTCGCCGATGGCTCCTGCCGCCTGTTGGACGAGAGAAGCCACCGGTCCGAGGGCCGCACCAATCTGGTCTTTGAACTTGTACAGAGCAAAGACCGCCGCACCGATGCCAGCCGCAACCAGCAGCACTGGGCTAACAAGGGCAGAAAAGAGACCGAAGCCCTTCAAGACAAGACTGATGCCGCCGCTCAGTTTTTGCAGCGAATAGCCAACTCCAGTGATGGCAGTTCCGGCGGCGAATAGGGCCGCACCGCCCTTGAGCACTGACACTACGAACGCCTGATTCTCGCTGATGAACTTGCCGACGCTGGCCGCGACGATGGCGAGTCCTTGTGCCAGCTGCGTCAGGATCGGAGCCACAGCACCGCCGACTTGGATGAACGCCATCTTCATCGACGCCTTCACCGCGTCAATTGCATCACCGAGGCTATCAGCCTTCGCAGCCGTCTCGGAGTCCATGATCAGGCCGAGCCGCTTTGCTTCAACAGCAAACGCAGCCATGCCAGCCGAGCCGCCCTCAAGCATTGGCAGGATGTCAGTGCCAGACTTGCCAAAAATCTTCATTGCAACTGCGGCACGAGCACCAGGGTCTTGGATTGCCATCAGACCATCGGCAATCTTTCCCATCTGCTGGTCGGCAGACAGCCCAGCAAGGTCGGCGGCAGACAGGCCAACCATTGCAAGTGCGTCGGCGGCTTCCTTGCTGCCGGTGCCAGCGGCGAAGATTGCCTTCTGCATCTTCTTGAGTGCAGTCTCGACGCCACCCATATCGGTGCCAGTCTGCTCGGCAGCAAACTGCAACACAGACAGCGACTCAGTCGCGACGCCCGTCCGCTTGCTCATGTCATAGAGCGCACTGCCGACACTTGCGAACGCTGCCGCAGAGGCAAAGATCGGGCCGACTATGCCAGCACCCATCGCCGCCATCTTCGTGCCGGCAGACGTCATCGCCTTGCCGATTGAGCCGATGCTCTTATTGACGCCCTTCAGCGCCGCAAAGAACTTTGTCGGATCGGCACCGATCTCGACAAACACGCCGCCGGCTTTGATTCCGCTCGAACTCATACGTGCTTTTGCCAGTCCTTGCCGAACAGCCTAGCCAGGTCTTCCGGCGTGGCCTGCCGTGGCTTTGGCTGTTTGGCGTATGGGTTGAGTTTTCGCGGGTCTACTCTCGGGCTGTGCTTGTCTCTGTTTATATTGGCTGCCTGTGCCAACAGGTTGGCGGTATGCCACCACTGATGCTCTAGGCGGCTGTCGCGAGCGGCGAAGAGCTGTCGGCAAGTCCATTCGCCTGGATGGACTCCGAGGATTCCTGCGGCTTCCCAGATGGCATCCCAGACGCTCCTGCGAGGCTCTCGATCGTCGCCTTCTCCAATCCCGCCTCCGCTCGACCCAGCATCTCGTTTGCGACCTCGTCCATTTTCTGGGCGAGAAGCGAGATCATCTTGCGAAGGCGCTGCGGGAAAAAATCAACAAGTTCCTGCTCGAGTGCTTTCGTCGCAGCGTCCAGCGAATCGCCACGCAAGCCATCAAGGAAGTCTTCCTTGGTGAGCGACTTGGATTCGACTTGCTTGGTCAGCAACGCATAGAGGATCTCGCCAATCTTCGCGTACTGGCTGCGAAGCACTTGGAACGTCTGCGAGATGTTAGCAGCATCGACCATGTCAAATGGTACAGCCTTCCGCTCGCCGGTCGCCTCGTCCACGACGTCGATGGTGACGTTGTCGCGGATACGCAGCGCCGAAGCGACGGTCAACGCCACCTGCCACGGTCTTCCTTGATCATCACGGAACTCACGCATGCCTAGTTCCTCACAAGATTCGGGTCGGTCATCTTTCCTTCAAGCGTGAACGTCGCCACGCCATCGATCGGATCCGTCTCACTGATTCCCGTCAGCACGGCGAGAAACGAAAACCCAGCGGCACCACCAACGACCGTGAAAGTTCCACCCGTGTGCATCTTCGTAAACGCAGTTCCAAGCCCAGAGACATCATTTAGCTCGACGCTCACCGTGCATTCGTAGCCAGTGCTGTAGGTCGCTGCGCACCGGCTTCCGTACGGGTTGACGTCAATAGTGCGTGCCGACTCTGTCAGCGTCACATTGCGAGCGCTGGTGATGGTTCCGCCATCAAGCATGATGGTGCAGTCTTTCCCCAACGTGATCGCCATCAGAACTCCTTGGCGGTCACATTGAAAGTCACAGCGCCGTCAACGCCGATGTTTTCCGACACACTCATGACCGAGAAAGCGCCGGTGGTACCAGCTGCCTCAAGCGAAGTGATCAGCGCATTCGAATCGTGGCACTCAATCTCCCAAGTCTTTGTCACAAATCCAGCCTTAAATGCCTTCTTGCCAGGACCACCTGCACTGCCGCCGATGTTGCTGCGGTTTGAGATGTCGATCGTCTCGCATTCCTGCGTGAACGTGGCAGAAATGATTCCAGCGCCAAACGGAGCTCCCGTTGCGTCTTTTCCAAGAGAGATTGCCATTGTTTTGAGTCCCTGTGGTTGGTGAGTTAGGCAGTGCGGCTACCGGACACGGTGTAGGTGACGATTCCGTCGAGCGGTTGGCTCTGAGAGACTTTTGTGCAGATGTAAGTGGCGTTTCCGGTCGCCGTTCCAGCGAGTATGAACGTCGCGCCGATTGTGACGCCCGGATCGTCAACGCACTCAAGCTCAATCGTCTGCTCGATGAGTGCCTTGCGGAACTTACGGCTTGTGTCGCCAAACTTCGTGACGTCTACGTCGCTGGCAGAATTCGTGACGGTGCATGACCTAGCGTTCGCGACGCCAGTAATGGTCACGTCCTTGCCGACTTGGACGGTGACAGATGTTGGAGATGTTGGCATATGGTGCCCTCTTGTGTGCGAGTGCCAGCGGTGCGGCTGTTTCGCTCACGGTATGGGCAGCAGGGCTGAATCTAGACCGGGTATGCCGTCACTAGTTCCCTCCACCATGCCGCAGGGCATTCCGCCACTGCTCGGGTATTTTCCCAGCAGCAAGTGCGATCTTGGTGGCACGCTCCATGTATTCGCGTCCACGCAGCGGCCTGGTGAACGTAAAGATGCCCATCTGCGGCACGCCGTTCCTGCCGCCAACCATCGGCTGCGAGTTCGTCAGACGACCGTAGACCTTCTTGCCGTACTTTGACTGCCCTTTCCGTGCAAATGGCATGAACCAATATTTGGCCGTCCCGCCGTAAGCCTGAAGCGAAGCCACCTTATAGCCACGGGTTGAGCCAGGGCCGACGACCACCGTCTTGCTAGTCGTGCTGTAGTCGTACTCAAGGCTTTTCCATAGGAACCCATCAGGGAATTTGTTGGTCTTCCAGCTGGTGACGATGTCCGACTTCGGCACCTTGTCAATCACGGCATACAGCTGGTAGCCCTGCCGCTCTCCGATCTTGTAGCGGATGTCTGTCTTTGCCCGTGGTGCTCGCTTGCTGATGACCTTGCTAGAGCGTGCAGCCGTAAAGACGATCCGCCCGGCTTTTTTGAGCGAACGACGATTGGCGTCGTCCAGCAGCCGCTTGACCTTCGGCGTGTCCCATTTGAATTTCGTCCCGACTCGGAACCGAAACGGTGCCGGAAAGAACGACGGGTCAATTGCGACAATTGACATGCGAGCCTCCTAAGCGGTCGGCAGCAAGTTCGTCTCAAACACTCTGTATGTCGCCGTAATCACTGCACGCCAGACGTTCCGCTCAGTCAGTGCATCGTCAGGGTTGAGATCAATGCCAACCGTCTGCGGGCTGGTCACGCCAGCCGGCCAGACGACATTGACGCCGAACGAGTGGGCACGCACCTGGAGCATGACGCTGTCAGCCAGGTCAAGCATTCCATCAACCTCGGCGTCAGTTGTGACGTGACGCCCGACAAATACCGTGACGGTGTAATCCACCTGCATCATCTGGCGGCTGATGCGTGTGACGTCAGCGTTGCCGGGGACGACGAACACTCGCGGCACGCTCATGGCGTCAACGTCGATGTTTGCCCAGTTCTTCCGCTCGACAGTAGTGGACGTGATGCCCCACGTCACGGACTGCAAGCCAGTAGCGAGGCTGTCAGCGATTTGTCGCAGTGTGCTGCTCATTGCAACGACTCCCACAGTGCGATGTCCGCCGCGTACATCTCACGCACGCGAGCCTCCTGCTCTGGCGTCAATGTGGGCTTGTCCGCCTCGTCGGTGGCGTCCTCCTTCGGCAGCGGAGTCGGCAGGCCAAGCCACTCAGCGGCATCATCAATCTGATCCTCAAAGCGAAAAAAGCGCGCAAAGCTGCCTTGTGGAAGCGGACCGTACATCGGGCGGTCCAGATGCTCCTCCATCGTCCGCTCTGGCCGGTGGGCACACATCGAGCGGAATCGCTCGACTGGATTGCGAACCACAATGGCGACGTGTGGGTTGCTACCGTCCCACCCCTCGTCAGATGGTAGCAGGGCAGCGGGGTGATCGTCGCTGTCGTCCCACAATTCAGGCCAATACTGAATGAGCGCAGCGCGTGCAAGCGAGTGACTGCCGCTACGCGGCGTCATCAGCACGGCGTTCCCGTTCGGAGTGCGTAGGATGTTTCCCATTATTCGCCTATGTAAAATACAAAACGACCGCGCCGCCAACACCGTTCGTCGAGTTGTGACCCGCACCGCCTCCGTACCCAGGACCCTTGTTCAGGTTGTATTTATCGCCGCCGCCAGAGCCAAAGGCTGCAACACTGCCGCAGTCCTCTGTTCGCTTTCCTCCAGCGAGAGCAACGGCAGCAAGCAATCCGCTGACATCTGCGGCTGGTACGCGAGTGCAGGAAAGCACTGTCGTTGACCCTGAATAATTTCCACCGACTGCGCCTCCGCAGTCGTTCCAGCCCTTGCCACCATTCGCGCCGCCGTCGCCGCCAGAGTAGGTTCCGCCGCCTGTCGATCCGCCGCTTGTGCCGCCTCGCCCAGTAATCGTCACGCCGCCGTATGTCACGGTCGAATTGCCGCCCGCTTGACCCGAGTTCAGTGGGCCAACCGCATAGGCGACAGACGAGCCGCCGCTGACAGTCCACGTCTTGTATGCCGTGCCGCCAGCACCGCCTGTTGACCCGCCAGATGCCGACCCAACCGCCCATGCCTTCATGCTCGTCGCACCAGACGGCACCGTGTAGCTCGTCCCAGACGTGAGCAAAACAGCCATCGGCGTGAACGCAGACGCTACCGGCCACACCCGCGACGTGCCAAGGTAGACCTTGGACACGCTCGTCGAGCCGAGCTTGTAAGCCGATGGTGTTGCTGTGCCACGATTGATCGCCACAAATCACCCGCTGATTATGTACAGGGTAGTGGCACTCTTGCTGCCGAGAGCGTCATAAGACGACTGCGTGAGCGAGACGATATTGGTGATCGCGGTCGCCCCAGTGATTCCTGTGGCAGAGGATGCCGCCACGCCAGACACGTCGGCGGCAGTAAGCGTGACCGTGCCCGTGCGGCCAGCTACGCTGCTGACAATCGCCGTTGATGCGACGAGTTCCCACGCATAGCCGGTCCATGTGTACGTTCTCGAATTTTGGACTGATGTCTGCCCTGTTGTCGGCGATGCTGGGAATGAGAGTGCCATGAGGAATCCTTAGTACGCTGCGACGGTGAGTGTTTCGTGGTCGGTCACGATGATCACGCCAGCGGCGAGCGCGGCGGTGAGGAGAGCGGCAAGGAAGATAGGGGAGCGGATCATGATGTTGGGAACGCCGCTGTAGGCAATGTGATTATTCTTGCGGCTTTTGTAATGCGTACTTCGTCAATCAGACCAGTCCAATAGGAGTCGCTTGCCGCGCCGTTTCTCCAGCCTACCGTGCTTGTCGATGAGGCGTTGCCAAGTGATGCAGATGAAGTGTATGTAAGCACAGAAGTACCATTGACGTATGCGGTGAATGTGCTTCCGCTGCGAACCGCCGCGATGTGATACCACGCACCAGTAGATATTACGCCTGCTGCGCTGGGAGTGGTGTTTATCCAGCTACCCGACGAGTTTTGGCACAGAAGACGCACACTACCGTCGCCTTGAGCGTAGAGTGCAACCGCTGCATACGAAGTGGCAGCATCACCATTAATAGCAATCAAATTGTTTTGACTGTTGAGAGTGGTGGCCTTGGCCCAGCATTCCACAGTCCAATCGCCAGACGAGAATTCAAAAGCAGACGAATAGGGCACTGACAAGTATTGCCCGCTGCCGCTGAATGAGAGTGACGCAGAGCCAAACTTTGGATCGCCTCCACTTCCGAGGCCCCCGTAGCCAGTTACGGTCTTGGGAGACGACGACGAGTCTGTCAGGTTGCCATCGCCCTTGAGTAGGAGAGAGACGCTGGTCCAGTACGGATCGACCTCCCACGTCGCCAAACTCGCGCGCTTCCAAGTGTTCGCAGCGGTTGCAACGTAGAAAAACCCGTTGGCGTTGTCGTAGGCGATACTCCCCGCCGTGCCCGTCGCCGTCGCGGACGCTGGCACGCTTGACCATGAGAGGCCAGAGCCGCCCGAAGGCCCCGCCTCAACGTAGACTCCGGCGGCAGCGTCCCAGAAAAAGATTCGCCGCACATCAGTGGCGTGATAAATGGTGCCGACGCTGCCCGCGCTTGGGAATCCCGCCGCCGTGGTCGCCTCGACGATGCTTGACGATCCCCCACCGCCGCCAAGCGTCACGCTCACGATGTTGCCGGTGGTCGGGTTGCGCGTGAACAGCTTGTTGTCTTGGAAATTGAAAGCTATTTCGTTGGCAACCAAATCGCTGGTTGTGGGTACGGCGTTGGCTGTCCACGAACGCTTGGGG